AAATACAGCCATGCTGAGCCACGAACGCACGAAGCGGGGTTCGTGTTGCCCAGATTGGAAACTAAGCCGCCCAGCGCGGTACAGGGGTCTTTTGGGGACGACGCTGCACAGTGGCTTTCAACAGTGTTTGGGATGGAATTACGAGCGTGGCAGAAGTACGCGCTCGATCGAGCTTTGGAATATGACGAAAACAGGCGGCTAGTGTGGTCGGCGGTCATTATCACGGTAGGGAGACAGAGCGGGAAGTCGTTCCTCTCCCGTGCGGTTTGCATGTGGCGGCTGCATCATCAAGAGTTGTTCGGTGAACCGCAAACGATCCTGCATGTTGCTAACCGACGCTCGACCGCTATGGAAGTCATGCGACCCGCTGGACTATGGGCCACCGAGGTGTACGGCAAAAAAGCCGTGAAGTGGGGCAACGAGTCCGCCGGCATCGAACTACCAACGGGCGACAGGTGGCTAGTCCATGCCGCTAACGAATCGGCAGGTGTTGGCTACTCAGTCTCGATGGTATTCGTAGATGAGGCGTGGAAGGTGAAGCGTGAAGTGGTCGACGACGCACTATCCCCCACAATGGCCGAGCGTGAACAGCCACAAATCTACCTCGTGTCCACAGCCGGGGATTCACAATCGGATCTCATGCAAGCATACCGGCAGCGGGCCCTCGACCGGCTCGACGATGAAGAACCAGGCAGTGTCCTACTCATGGAGTGGAGCGCACCCGCCGAAGCCGACCCCGACCTAGTCTCGACGTGGAAGTGGGGTAGCCCGGAGTGGAACGACAAGCGGGAAGGGTTCCTAGCGCAACAATGGGCCCGCATCGAAGAAGCAGCGTGGCGTCGTGAATACTTGAACCAATGGGTTATCCGCGCTGACCATTGGCTACGGGACTCATGGTGGAACGGCACACTAGACCCCGACGCGCAACTACCAACGGATGGAGTGTGGAGCGTAGCGGTCGAAACTGACTTCGACGGTATGGGTCACGCCGTAGCGATAGCAGCACCCGACGACAACGGCCACATTATTATTCGAGTCACCACGCATCGGACGATTAAGGAAGTCGACGAGCAAATAGGCAAAATCCGTGCCGAGCACCCCAGCGTCTACGTTCAAGTAACCCCAGGGTACGTCGACCGGCTCCGTGAAAAGTTCGATTCACTTGTGGGCCAGCGTGAAGCCGTCAGCGCGACTCAAGTCCTCCAAGACTTATTTAGCCGGCAACAGCTCCGCCATGACGGATCCCAAGTCCTCCAGGAACACTTCGCTAATTCAAAAATATCCCAAAGGCAAGGCGGCTGGGTGCTCACGGCTCCAATGGGTCAAAACGGAATCTACGCGGCAAGGGCCGTCATGTTCGCCGTATCGCAAGCCGCAAAAGCACCCCGGAGCGTGGCAACGATCCGAAGCCGACGACCGACACGCCGACACGCTTAAAGCACGCAAATACCAGAGCAACGCGAAATGTCGTGGTAGTGGGTTAAAGTTGTGCCATGGCGTTCCCCCGAGCCCTTCGCGTCGTGAGAGCGCAGGAGTCTATATCTTCCCAGGCTATGGAGGTAACTCCGCCTGCCTCTCACGTTCGTGAATCCAGCGGCCTAGTCGCGTTACTTGCGAACCAGCTTCAAGGCAATTCGACACGACTCAACGCGATGCAGGTACCCGCGTTCGTTAACGCACTGAAAACGTACACGCACACTATTAGCGCGTTCGCACTCCGCGAGTACGTCTACGATTCGCCCGTAGCGGCACGATCATTCCTCGCACAACCATCCCGGACACTGCCGTACTCCGCAGTCATGCAACGCACCCTCACAGACCTGCTCATGTATGACCGTGCCTATTGGCTAGTGACCGAGCGGACGTGGGACGGGTTCCCGTCCCAAATTAAGGTGATGCGCGTTGAGGACACAACCGACACCCCGGCGTATTACGCCGGCATTGAGGACACGGCGCAACCACCCGCAGACCCGTTTTACTACCTCGGTCAGCGCGTCCCGACAAGCGACGTGATTAAGTATTACGGTGGCGGTGAAGGCGGGTGGCTGAAGAACGGCGCGACAGCGATCAACACAGCCGCAGCACTCGAAGCCGCAACCCTTATGTATTCCGAAACACCGATACCCACGGTTGCACTGAAGAACAGTGGCCCGGATCTCCCAGCCGCGCAGGTGGATCTATTACTCGACGCGTGGGAGGAAGCCCGAGCGAACCGCGGCACGGCGTACTTGAATAACACTATTGACGCTCAGGTTATGGGATTTAGTGCCCGTGACGTGCAGCTTGTGGAGGGCAAGAACCTAGCCGCCACACAAATCGCGAGACTCTGCAACCTTGACCCCGTTTGGGTCGGGGCCGGTGTCCCCGGATCAAGTCTCACCTACTCATCGAGAGTTGACCTTTACCGGCAGTTACTCGACACAGCGTTACGCCCAGTGATGCACTTGATCGAGCAACGGTTATCCATGCCGGACGTCACCCCTCGCGGCCACACGATCAAGTTCGACACGACATCGTTCCTACGCGCTAACCCGCTGGAAACCGCCGACTTAATAACGAAACTTTTACCCCTCGGTGTTATTAGCGAGGATGAAGCAAAAATGATTTTAGATCTACCGACATTGGGCGTCTACAGCATGAGCAGGGAGTAAAGCATGAAACAACTCAACACCGAAAGCACCGTAGTCTTTCAGGAGCGTGAGGATAGCCAAGGTGACATTGTCGGCACAGGTCACGGCATGGCCGTCCCCTACGGAACCGAAACCCTCATCGGTGGTGTTCGCGAGTCATTCGCCGAAGGATCATTCGACCCCGAAAACGTCATTGGAAAGCCACTGGCCTACCGTCACGGCGAACCCGTCGGAATCATCACCAACGCGGAAAACCGCGAGGACGGGCTCTATATCGACTTCGACATTGTCGACACGGCTCTAGGACGTGACGCGGCAGTGCTCGCACGAACCTCCACCATCAAAGGATTGTCGGTCGGATTCAACCCGGTAACGTCCGCGTGGAATCGTGCCAAGGATGCGATTCAACACACAGCCGCGAACCTCCTAGAGGTATCGCTCACCCCCTATCCGGCGTATGCAACCGCAGGCGTCAGCGCAATAAGAGAAGAAGAAGGAGCAAAAATGTCCGACACAATGGACTCGACCGATGTTGTGTCGGTCGATAAAGAAGCACGGGAAGCCGTAGCCACGCTACGGGAAGAGATGAAAAGCATCGAGTCACGCGCATTCGTGAGCGAAGCCCAACACCCATTGAGCGAGTTCCGTTCATTCGGTGAATACTGCAAAGCCGTCTACGCGGGCGACACAGAAAACCGCGCACTTGACGTACAAAGCCTCGCCGACGCACCCGGACTAGTACCCCCGATCTGGCTACGCGATATTAAAGGCGTCCTCGATCGTGGCCGCCCAACTATCACCGCATTAGGTGGGCCAACATCCGCAGTCGGGTCAGGCATGTCAATTGCATGGCCGTACTTCGACGGTGACCTGTCCGCAATTGTCGCAGCACAAGCCGCCGAAAACGACGAAGTAAACTCCGTCGACATCGACATCAAAAAGGGCACGGCAAACCTAGTCACATACGCGGCGGGCTCACGCTTGACACAGCAAGTCATTGAGCGCACCGACCCGTCCTACGTCGACGCACACCAACGCATCATGCTCGGAGCGTTCGGAACCGAGACAGATTACGCATTCCAGGCTGCACTGTGGGCAAACGACACAGCCGGAGTCGACTACGACTTCAGTGCAGACACAACAGGTCTCGCATTCCGTGAAGCCGTGTTCGCGGCAGCCGTCGACGTGGAAACCGCAACCGGCCAGCCAGCCGAAGTTGTGTACGTCAGTTCGGCAGTGTTTAAGAAAATTGGTGGCTGGACATCATTCATGCCAGATTCTTACAGCCCTAATAACGTGTCGGGTACTTTCAACGCTCGCACGCTCAGCCTGACCGTCGCCGGTCTGCCGATCGTGTTGGCTCGCGAGTTCGCAACCGACGACACCGAATCCGCCATTGTCACGAACCGTTCCGCTATCACATGGGCAGAAGATGGCCCTCGCCTGATGACGAACGACGTGGCAGCGAACCTAGGCCGCGATTATTCCATCTACGGATACGCGGCGGCACTGCCGTTCGTGTCCGCTGGAATCGTTGGAATCTACGACCAGGCATAGTGAGAAAAGGTAGCCGATTAGCATGGCACTCGTAACCGGCGAACAGCTCGCCGATAACTTAGATATTGAGTACATCGATCCTTTCGATGACGTGCTCGATCAAGTTGCGGATGCCGCTTGTATTCTAATCGGCTACCTGATCACAGCGGCAGCGTTCGCGGCGGAACCGGCACCGGTGAAAGAGGCCGCTATGTCGGTGGCCGTGGAGATGTTTCAAGCTCGCACAAGCGCGGGCGGGGAAGCCGTATCGGTCGATTTCACCCCCGGGCCTTACCGGTTGTCGGTGTGGCTCACTCGTAGAGTCATGGCCGTGCTCGCCCCTTATCTCGATATGAAGGGCGTTGTCGGCTAATGGCACTTACTACGGAATCCCGGGAACTACTTGTGACGGCCCTGACTGGGAACGGTTATCGGATTTACGACACAGTCCCAGCCGTACCAGCAACACCGTCGGTAGTGATCGTGCCGGATTCACCGTGGATCCGGCCGAACCGTATCGGATCAACACTTAACTACGAAGTGCGGTGGCGCGTCCTAGTCAACGTGAATCCGCGCAATAACGAGTCAGCGACAAAGACCACTGAGGACGCACTCGACACTCTGTTAATGGAGATTCCGAGCACGTTCGTGGTGGACGCAGTGAACGCGCCACAGCTGCTAAGCCTAGGCGGTCAAGGAACAGTAATGAGCACCGAAATTAACGTATCAATCAGGATGAAGGAGTAAGAAAATGGCAGCAGTAGGAGTAGCCGGCGCAGCGTTTACCGTGGACATCGGCGCGACGCAGTACGAGGATCAGATAACATCAGGCACAATCAACACAACCCCGACAATTATTCGCACCAAAACCCTCGGGGATGTTGCGTTTGATCAAGTCGACCTCAATAGCACCATGAGCCTAGAGTTCCTCTACGACGAGAACGCTGGAATGTACAACGCACTACAAACCGCAATCGCAGCCGGAACGTCGGTCGCGGTCGGTGTCGAATCAGCCGTTGGAGTGTGGACAGGCGCAGCCATGTTCATCGAGTCGTGCGACCTGACCTACCCAGCGGACAACGTCGCAACCGTGTCAGCATCATTCACCGGCACAGTCACATTCGCATAATCAA